TGGTGGTTCCACCTGCATTGCAGTTCACGGCAACTCGTTTGCTGGAGACTGAACTGCGCGTGTCTACCGCTGACAACGACATCAACGCATTGAAGAACAATGGTTCTATCCCCGGTGGATATACCATTAACCACTTCTTGACAGACACGAACGCTTGGTTCCTCTGCACTGACGTGCCCAACGGTATGAAGCACTTTGTGCGTTCGCCGCTGGCGACCTCCATGGACGGGGACTTTGACACGGGTAACGCCCGCTATAAGGCTCGTGAGCGTTATAGCTTCGGCGTGTCTGATCCGCTGGGCATCTACGGCTCTCCTGGTTCTTCGTGACCTAAATGGGCAGGGGGAGAAATCCCCCTGTCTTCTAAACATTTCTCTTGCGGGAATGCTTTGAAGACAGGCATAATGTCCATGCCACCGGGGTAATCCGGTCCTACTGACTGTCCCGGCAGATCAGCACGAAACAGTAGGGCTTTAATGTGCAGAGGGTAAAATGGCTTTTACCACATTTTCCGGCCCAGTCCGTTCCGGTACCGTTCGCGAAGGCGCTGGTCGTAACACTGGTCTTGTTGTTCTTGCTCAGTCTTATAACAGTGGTGATTTGACGGGCGACGTTGTTGGCAATACTGATACTGCGGTTTTCAAAATCCCGCAGGGTTCTCAGATTGTTGACATCACTGTTGACCAGATCGTTGCCGCTACGGCTGGCACGACCACGGTGTCTGTTGGTAACGCTTCTGGCGGCGCGCAGCTTATGGCGGCGGTTGCCACCACGGCTGGCGGGCGTTTCCGTGGCACTGCGACTGCGACTACCCAGTCTGCGTGGCAGACTTCCACATCTGCCGACACCACGGTCTATGTTCGTGTTGCTGTTGGCACGGCCACTCTGACGGCTGGGCAGTTCATTCTGACTGTCTCGTATGTCCAACGTGCATCTAATGGCGCACAGAATCCTGCCAGCGCCTAATAGCTAAGGAGGGTTCTGCGTCATGCAGACAGATATTCTTGCAAGCGCCGTCAGGACAACTGACGGCGTGATGAATGACCAAGCGGGTAACGCTATTAAGCGTTGCCGTGTGAAGGGCATTTATATCGTTCCTGCGGCTGGTGCTGGTAGTGTTGTTCTGAAAGACGGCACTTCTGGTGGGGTGACCAAGGTTACGGTCAATACAATCGCCAGTGCGACAAGCACGAACTATGTCCTTCTCCCTGGTGAGGGGCTTTTGTTCCAGGCGGGCGTTTATGCTGACCTCACCGATGTAGCATCTGTGATGGTGTTCTATGGCTAAGACCCCGGCATGGCAGCGTTCTGAGGGCAAGAACCCGAAGGGCGGATTAAATGCTAAGGGCCGGGCGTCTTATAACAAGGCCAACCCAGGGAAACCTGGGTTGAAGGCCCCTCAGCCGGAGGGTGGTCCACGGAAGAAGAGCTTCTGTTCTAGGATGACTGGCATGAAGAAGAAGCTTACTTCATCCAAGACGGCCAATGACCCTAACAGTAGGATCAACAAATCCTTGCGCGCATGGAAATGCTGACATGGTAGATAACCAAGAATCAGCCAAGCATGTTGTTGATGCCCTATCTATAGGAACGGTGGTAGGAACATTGGCTGGCATTCTCCCTAGCGTTGCGGCGATATTCACGATTATTTGGACGACCATTCGTATTTACGAAACAGATACCGTTCAAAAGCTTTTAGGGAAAAAATCGTTCCCTAAAATCAGCCCTGATTAACGCTGGTGTGATATGGAAATCCCAAAGATTACGCCCGTGATACAGTTTGCCACGGCGGCGTTTGCTTTGGCTGTTGGTGGTTATAGTGCCGGTGAGAAGTTTGGCTGGTTTAAGAATGACATCATAGTCTGGACGCCTGAGCATTTTAGGATTGAGCCAGCTAAGATTGGCAATCCAGTCAGCGTCACTGTTGCCAGGATTAAGAAGCGGGATGATTGCTCTGTTGAAGCTTTCGATGTCACGGTTAGAGATGGCTCTGGTCTAATTCACCAAGCCACGCCAAGCATGACTAGGTTCACTGGTCCTGCTGGTCCTGACATTGATACGTTTACTTATTACCTGTCAATTTCTGACAAGGAGCCTATTGCTGCTGGCAAGGCAACTTTGTTGGCTACGATCAAGTACAAATGCCCTGAAGGAGAGAGGACCGTGACATATCCACGGCATCAGAACCTTACCTTCATGTTGGAGAAATGAGATGGAGAGCATTCTTAATCTCGTTCGAACGGTTGCCCCAAGCATAGCTTCGGCTGTTGGTGGTCCTTTGGCCGGTATTGCTGTTCGCACCATTTCTGAGGTTCTTCTGGGTAAGCCAGACGGCACTGAAGCGGAGCTAGAAGAGGCCGCTGCCAAAGCCACGCCGGAACAACTGCTGGCTTTGAAGAAGGCAGAGCAAGAGTTCACTGTTCGTATGCGTGAATTGGACATTGATCTTGAACGTATTGCGAATAATGACCGCGATTCTGCGCGAGACCGTGAGGTTAAGACCAAAGATTGGATGCCACGGGCATTGGCGATTGTGATTGTCGGCGGGTTTATGCTGACGGTGTTTTTGGTTCTTATGGGGTATGTTGAGGGGATGAAAGACCCTCTCATGGCTACTACCGTGGGAACTCTAATCGGGTTTGTCTCGGCCAAATGCGAGCAAGTGGTTGCATACTACTTTGGTTCTTCTGCTGGGTCGAAGGCTAAGGATGAGGCAATGAGCAATATGGTGCGGAAATGAAGTCTAACTTTGAAGAAGCCCTGAAGTTTGTGTTGCACCACGAAGGGTTGTGGGCTGATGACCCGCGTGATCCCGGCGGCGCGACTATGAAGGGCGTTACTATCGCTGTGTACAAGGAGTACATGGGCCGGGATGTGACCAAGGATGAGCTTAGGAACATTCCAGACAAGCATCTCTTTGATCTCTACAAGACGCGCTACTGGGACAAGGCCAAGTGCGACGACCTGAAGCCTGGGGTTGATCTGTGTGTATTTGACCTTGCCGTGAATGGTGGCGTTGGTCGTGCAGCTAAGATCCTTCAGCGTTGTGTTGGGGCAACTGAAGATGGTGCCATTGGTCCAAAGACCATGGCTTTGATCAGCGAAGTTTCCGCAAAAGACCTTGTAATTCGTTTTGCTGAAGAACGGCGAAGCTTCTATAAGAGTCTTAAAGCGTTTGAGCATTTTGGTAAGGGGTGGCTCAGACGCACTGATGAGTGTGAACAAGCCTCTCTCAAAATGACAGGAGAATAGTTATGAAAGACATGAAGATGAAGAAGCCAAAGATGCCAAAGATGGGAGATGAAATGTCTCGTCCAGGCATGGCTATGCCAGCATTTGCTTCTCGCGCCATGCGTCCTGGCGGCATGAAGAAGGGCGGCATGGCTCATGCTGATGCTGCTATGGATAAGAAGCTTATCCGCAAAGAAATTGCTCGTGCCGAGAAGATGGAAGAGAAGTCTGAGGGCAAGGGCATGAAGAAGGGTGGCAAAGTTATGCCAGCCGGTGCCAAGAAGATGGCCCGTGGTGGTGGTGTTGAAACCAAGGGCAAGACCAAGGGGAGGTTTGTGTGATGATGAAATCTTCCAGCAAGACCAAGAAATATCAAGCCGGTGGTCGCACTCGTGGCGTTCCAAGCTATGAAGAGGATATGACGCCCCCTCCGGGTATGCGGAATTTCCGCCCCCAGGGTCGCCGCACCAACGAGCCTCCTGTTCCAAGCTATGAGGAAGACATCACGCCTCCGCGTGGCATGATGCGTCCTCGTGATGAGGAGCCGTTGCCAATCCCGCCAAGGCCCCCGGCAAACCCACCTCGCCGGATGAAGGCTGGTGGCGTAACCCGTGGTGACGGTTGCGCCATGCGGGGTAAGACTAAAGGAAGGATGATTTAGAGATGATTAAAATGAAAAAGATCTTCTCCAAAAAGAAGATGGCTGAGGGCGGTAATATCTCAGAACTTAGTGATGCTGAACTTAACAGGCTGGGTTACTCCCCCGGGATAACGCAGCGTGGATTGGCTAAAACACAACTTGAAGCAAGCCGCCGTGGCAGGACGGTTGACCAAGAGGACACCCCCACCAAAAGAAATGCGATGGAGGACCAATTAACCAGAGAACTAGAAGAATCTTTGCGTCGCGGTGATAATGCGTCGGTGTTTATGAGGGAAGTTGTTCGGAGTGGCGGTGGCATGAAGCGCCACAAAGCCGCTGAATACAAAAAAGGTGGGATGGTGAAGAAGTATGCCGCTGGCGGCATGACCCGTGGCGATGGCTGCGCTACTCGCGGCAAGACTAAAGGGAAGATGATCTAATGCCTTCGTCAAAAGAAACCCGTGAAGAGCGTTTTGCTCGTATCCGCCGACAGTTAGATGAGTATAACGCGGATCGTTTGCCAGTTACCGTACGAAGGGCAGATGGTTCTACTAACCTTAGTGAGACTGGTCGGTTAAGAGCTAACAATACTGTCACCGACATAATGCGGAGCATTGACCGCGAATATGGTAATCCTCAGTCAGCACAAGATTCTGATTTCCTTGACAGACGAGCCTCAATTAACGCTGCGAATGCCATGCGTGAGGCTGGCATGAAGAAAGGCGGAAAAGTCAAGAAGATGGCTGGCGGCGGCTGCACCCGTGGTGACGGGATTGCTACTCGGGGCAAGACCAAAGGTCGGATGGTTTGAAGAAGCCCGAAAAAGTTCGTAAGGTCATGCGGGAGTTTAAGGAAGGCTCTCTCAAGTCCAGTAGTGGGCAGAAGGTGAAGAACCCGAAGCAGGCTATTGCGATTGCGCTTTCCGAAGCCTCCCGAATGAGAGAGGGTGGGCGGGTAAAGATGGCTGCTGGTGGGCAGACATCTTCTGGATCGAAGGCCAAGAACCCTGCGCTTTGGTCCAAGGTTAAGTCTGAGGCACGGTCCAAGTTTGATGTGTATCCTAGTGCCTATGCTAATGCCTGGGCATCTAAGGAATACAAAAAGCGTGGCGGTTCCTGGGGCGGCAAGGACAATAGGGTTAAGAAGGATGGCTAAGGGCGGTCTTGGCAAGTGGTTTGGCGAGAAGTGGGTTGACGTAAAGACCGGGAAGGACTGTGGCCGGAGCGGTTCTGAGAAGTCAAAGCGGGGGTATCCCGCTTGTCGCCCCAAGGCCGCTGCCTCAAAAATGACTGTCTCTGAAAAAGCTTCCATGGTAAAACGCAAGACAGGCCCATCAAGGCAGTCGTGGCCGGTATCCCCTTCTGGTAAAAGGAAAGGTCCGCGTCCGTAATGACAACTTCTGGCACCGCAGTATGGAACCTAGACATCGCTGATCTCATTGAGGAGGCGTATGAACGCGCTGGCCTTGAGGCGCGTACTGGGTATGACTTCCGCACAGCGCGACGTTCGCTGAACATCCTTTCGGCAGAGTGGTCCAACCGTGGTCTGAACCTGTGGACAGTTCAGGAGAACACTCTTGTTCTAACGCCCGGGGTGAAGACTTATCAGCTTCCAGCCGATACGATTGACATTATTGAGACCATGATCCGGGTGAATACCAGTGGGTCTGCTCTTGATTACACCGTGTCTCGTATTGGTGTGGGTGACTATGCAGCACTGCCAAACAAGAACACGACGGGCAGACCCCTACAGATTTATGTAAACAGACAGGTCAATCCTGAGTACACGCTTTGGCCTGTGCCTGATCTGCCTTATACGATCTTGTATTGGACCATGCGGCGCATTCAGGATGCCACGGCGGCTTCTGACGTAATGGATATGCCGGTGCGGTTTGTTCCGTGTCTGGCCGCTGGCTTGGCCTATCAGATCGCAATGAAGAGGCCGGAAGCTGCTAGTCGGCTACAAATGCTCAAGCAGGAATATCTGGAGCAATTCCAGTTGGCTGCGGATGAAGACAGAGGCAGGGAACCCGCAAGGTTTGTTCCCTGGTCTTCTTATCCATGAGTGTGAAGTTTGCCCGTGGCAATAAGGCTTACGCTTTTTGTGATCGTTGTTATCAGCGTTATGACCTTAAAGATTTGACATGGCAGGTTGTGAACCAGATACCTACTGGGTTGAAGGTTTGCGATGAGTGTAATGACGTTGACCATCCTCAGTATCAGTTGGGCAAGTTCCCAATCAATGATCCTGTGGCTTTGCAAGACCCCCGCCCGGACATCAATCCTGGCAGAAGCATTCCTGGTTGGAACCCTGTTGGCAATTCTGCCACGACAATGAACGGGAATGCTGGTATTATCAATGTGTACACCCCGTAGGAGATTGTGTGATGGGTAAGGCTTCAACACCGACGAGCATGGAAATGAAGAAGTACGGGCGTAATGTTGCTCGTGCGATGAATCAGACGGGCCGGGCTGTCGGCAAGAGTGCTGGCGATCCGTGGAAGTCCGTGTCTGCTGACCAGGGTTCTAATCCTGGTAACATGGTTAAGATGACCAAGAATGCTCCCGCCCCGGATCAGGCTATTGTTGCTAATGAGGGTAGCCCAAAGAAGGCCACGAAGATTCGTGGGACCGGCGCTGCCACTAAAGGGACCATGGCTCGCGGTCCTATGGGCTGAGGATAGTTTGTCATGAACTACGCGACGTTAGTTGCTCTTCTTCAGGACTATACGCAGAACTCATCTACTGAGTTTGTGGCGGCTATTCCTGAGATTGTGAAGTTGGCTGAGGACCGGATTTATCAGTCCGTCCAAATCCCTGCGCTGAAGCGCAATGCAACGTCGAACTTTGTGATGAACAATAAGTATCTGGCGTCCCCCACGGATTTCCTAGCCTCTTATGCGCTGGCAGTGAAAAGCGCCACTGGCGTCTATTCATATTTGCTTGAGAAGGAAGTGGGGTATATCAATGAGGCGTTTCCTGATCCGTCTGCTACGGGCGTACCCAGGTTCTATGCCTTGTTTAATGACGATACGTTTGTAGTATCTCCTACGCCTGATGACTTCTATGAGGTTGAGCTTCATTATTTCTATGAGCCGCCTAGCATTGTGGATGCTGGCAACTCATGGCTTGGCGACAACACGGAAAGCGTTCTGTTCTATGGGTGTTTGGTTGAAGCCTACACCTATATGAAGGGTGATGCTGATCTTCAGACGCTGTACCGTGCAAGGTACGATGAGGCTCTTGGTAGGCTGAAGGTTCTTGGCGAAGGCCAGGATAAGCGCGATAACTTCAGGCTTGATCTCCCACGGATTGTGCCGACCTAAGAGGTTGCAATGGCAATTGTTCAAGCCTTCTGTACGAGCTTCAAGAAGCAGCTTCTGGAGGGTGTGCATGATTTCCGTGCTTCAGGCGGCGACACCTTTAAGGTGGCGCTGTACACGGAGGCGGCTAACCTCAATTCCACCACCACTGCTTATTCCACCACTGGTGAGATTGTGGCTTCCGGCTACACTGCTGGGGGTTTGACTCTGACGAACATAACTCCAAGTGAGTATAATCAGGCTGGGGTGTGTTCGTTTGATAGTGTCACTTGGTCTGGTGTTGCTTTTTCTGCCCGTGGTGCGTTGATCTACAACACGACGCCTGCCCATACTTACAGCAATCCAGCTTGTCTGGTATTGGATTTTGGGATTACTCGGTTTGCTGTGAATGGCACGTTCACGCTGAACTTCCCCCAGATCACTGATCTAAGCGCGATTGTGAGGATCAACTGACATGGCCTTTGTGATTGCGGATCGCGTCCGGGAAAGCTCGACAACCACAGGGACTGGCAGTATTGCCCTTGGTGGGGCTGTTACTGGTTACCAGACATTTGGTTCTGTATTAACCACCGCAGACACGACCTACTACACGATTGCAGATCAGGGTGGGGCAAACTGGGAAGTTGGTATTGGCACGTTTACGTCGCCATCCACTCTGGCCCGCACAACCATTCTATCTTCTAGCAATGGCGGCAGCATTGTCACTTTCACTGCTGGTACGAAGGATGTGTTTATCAGTCTTCCTGCCAGCAAGACTAATACTAATGACCAGCCAAATGTAATTGCTGTTAATAGCACTTCTAACGCCCTCCGCGTCACCCAAACCGGCACCGGCAACGCACTGGTGGTTGAGGACAGTGCGAACCCGGATAGTAGTCCATTTGTGGTGGATGCCAGTGGGTTTATCATTCAAGGCTATACTTCAAACATTACTGGGGCTGGTTTTCAGTCTAATAGTGGCACACCTTTTAGTGGCATCCGTTGGAACGCCGCCGCGACTGGCCCTACAGCAATAATTGGGAAATCGCGTAGTGCCACTATCGGCACAAACTCAATTGTATTAAACGGAGATACTGTCGGTAATCTTCAATTTAGCGGTGATGATGGCGCGGCTTTTATTCCGGCGGCTTCCATCACTGGTGCCGTAGATGGCACCCCCGGCACTAACGACATGCCAGGACGCTTGGTGTTCAGCACTACGGCGGATGGTGCTAGCAGCCCGACTGAGCGGATGCGGATTGATAGTGCGGGGCAAGTTGGTATAGGCACCTCTTC